AAACACATACAATGCCTTACCAGCTTCGGTAAAACCACCATCCACTGCTTCATCTAACCATGGCCATTTGGAAGAGATCATAGTCTCATCACTCAAAATGTCATCAATGATCTTCTCCTTATCCCCATAAAGCTCAATTCCCTTATCAACATTAAGATTGATACCCGCAATCTTCTCAAATTTCTCCACGATCTTGGCAGTATCGGCTTCTCCTTCCGATATTTCTTCCGCCGACTCCAAAATAGAGTGATACATCCCCCGTTCCTTGAGGAATCTTTCAGTATTCTCATACAATTCATCCTCATTGTGATTGGAATCAATCTCCTTGAAGGACTCAATCAGCTTCTTGAAGTTGGTCTTGAGTTCATCAGTGGTGAGATACGTCTTCACCTCTGTGAATGTGGGAAGAGATTGTCGTTTCTCGTAGAAATCTGCAACTATCTCAAAATATTTCGCAATATTCTTGTCTGTGAAATACTTCGGTTGAACGTAATCAGCGATGGAAGCGAGATATGCTCCATTCGTGATTGCGTTCTTCACCAGAACTTTTTCAAAATAATCAAAATCAATTTCACTCATTAGTTACTGTATTTGGAAAGATAATAGGACTCACCAGCTTTCCAGTCTTGACTGAATTCCCGAAGTCCCGGTGATTCGTGAGTAATTATAATATCCCCAACTCCAATTTTCAAGCCTTTTTCTAAAGCTTTTTGTTGCATACAGAGATCATAAAAGTGGAAATCCGATGGACAATCCTCATCAAATCGCACCGTCTCAATTGCCTTTTGATTAAATGCCATAAAAACACCATCAATCATCACTACCCTTTGGGGGTATGAACCAAAGCTGGTCATGTATTTCTTATCCCCATGCTTGTGAGCAACCGCGCCATGTAGATGTCCTTGCCCCATAATGTGCCACAGCGCAGGAGACTTGATTTCTGCTTGAGAACATCCTGCTACACCAACGATATCAAATTCCTTAAATAGCTTCTCCAGCTTTGGGCGAGGATCATGTTCCAGATGAACGTCATCGTGGATAAACATGACGTATTCAAATTTCTCTTTGATGGCTAGGTCTAGACATTCGTTGTAAACCTTGGCAAGTCCTTGGCGATTGTTGAATTTTGGGTGAATGTAATCATCCAGATTCAATTTCAACGCTGTTTGGGCTAAGGGAAAGTGGTAATTATTGCCTTTAGTTGCCGTGAAAATGGCGATATTGGATGAGACGTTGGGATTTTCCATGAGTTCAACTTAACACACGGGAGGATAATGTCAAATTTCTATTAAATAATATCATGCTGGAAGATTTACAACAATTATATGAGGAGATTTTATTGGAATATAGGTCATCCCCCCACCAACTTTCCGATATGAGTCTCAAACAGGCTTACAACGAATGCTATGCAATTTTCAAAGACTTGGGATTCACCACAGCATCCACTTTTGCAATTTGGGATTATATCTATCGCAATCTACCGGATAAAATCAAAACGCCGGAAGTCCAACAATCCAAGAAAAAACATTATGGAACGAATCTTCGCCCATTTATCGTCAACCTAATCAACTCAAATATGACAAAAATAAATCTAAAAGACCTGAAATCCAAGATGTTGGATCGCGATCTGATCAAACAATATCTTGATCGAAATGAGTATGGAAACAGACGAACAGGACTTTTGAAAAAATTATCAGGTGAATCGGAGAGAGATATTGTAAGAGACTACTAAATAGTATTATGAGAAATTACGGATTTGATTATTTGGTGGAAAAGGTTCAGGTGTTGAACGAGATGGGTAGATCAAGCACTTGTCGTTTGGAGAAAAATGAAAATGTTGCAAGCTTCATGTCATCCCCATATCGGAAAACGATGGCTTCTAAAATATTTGAAAAATGGAAACCACCAGCACGAGAAAAAACATTTAATGATTATTTAACCGAAGAATTATATAAAATAATTAACAAAACACAAAAATTTCCATATGATAGTGTTGACCAATATATTACAAAATTGTGGAATGAATCCCCAAATTTAAAACAAGATTACGCTGATTATTGTCAGGCAGGTTCCCAAGACAGTAATAAAAGGTCTAGGTGGATTTTATCACATTTGGCAAATAAAGTTCCAAATGTGGTTACATCTCCACAATTCTTTGAAAAGGTAACTAATCCTGAAAATGTTGAAAATTATATAGAACTTTCGGCTAGTCGTGCGCCCGGAAAAAATAGACAACAAGGATATAGATTACACATTCAATCCAAATATTCCATGTCTGCTGACGACTTTGCAAAAATGAAAGCGGAAGTTTGGCCAATCATAGTGAAAATCAACAGGAGAAGTAGGCAATTTTTACCACCGGGGATTTTACAAACTTTACGCAATAAAGAACAAATAATTTCAGACTCTAAACCTAATACACCATCTGGTGATTTATTTCCATTGGAAACTTTCGTGGAAACCTTGATAAGTTTTAGAGATGATCCATATTTAACCAAGGAGTATCGAGTAAATGTCAAAGACTTGACAACATTAATTGATATGTTGGAGCGTCGAGTGTCTGATCAAAAGCCAGTTTCAAAGGAAAAATTATACAGTGCTTATATCAACAATTTTCCCAATGGTATGGATGAGTATATTACAGATGAATATGAAAACGATCTAAAAACTGCTTCTACTAAAGGATTCTCCGAAGAAATGATTGAGGATAAAAGACAGGCGATTGAGGATGTATTGGATATTTATACTCCCGTTTTACTCAAATCAGTCGCTTCCAAGGGTGTTATAACTGAACCAGAAATTGAAGTGCTTTCCAAATGGAAAGAATTAATAAAACAATCAGATGCTCTGGAAAAACAAGAAATTTCTGCTGGTAGAAAAGCGGCAGGATTTACTACCGATGAAATTGACATATCTGATAACTTATCCGATGTTGGAAAAGCTGCTGATAAAAGATTTTACGCTAAAGAAAAAGAAAGCCCAACTCAAAAACCAAAAAAACCTCGTAAACAAAAGCAAGAGGATGAAGAAAACGATGTTATGGGTTATTTCTCCGAGCAAGTTAGAAAAGATAGTCTTCTAAACAATATTGGAGAGTTTAAAGAACGCGGATTTAAGAAGCCAGTGAATTATCACCACTGGTTAAGCTTAAATGATTGATCAACCGATCTCTTCCAGCTTCATAAAACTTCACATCTTTTTCAATACCAATATATTTTCTATTGGTATTTAAAGTTGCGATACCACATGAGTTGGAACCATAACAAAAATCTAATACCAATTCGCCTTCATTGGAATATGTGTTAATCAAGTATTCCAACAATGCTACTGGTTTTTGAGTTGGATGTATCTTACCTTTATTCTTTTCCCAAAACCCCTCTAAAATGGTTTCAGGATTTTTATGGGTGTATTCCCGATATTCCCCATCATTTTTTCCAATAAAAAAAGTATTATCTTTTTTATAGAGTTTTCGTTTGATGGGTTTATCACGTTTTACCATAACGGGGTAATAATTAAGATTGGGATTACCGAATACCAAAATATTCTCATGTCTCACCATGGGCTTATACTTGGCGGTTTGCATTCCCCGTGAAATATGCTTATCCCAAATCCATTCACATTTATATTCTTCCAAATTTGAATGAATCAACTTAGAAGTGAATGGTTGTTGAGAAAACAACACGGTGGGAGTTTTATCTTTCCTAATTCTTTTCAACTCTTCCCACATTTGATTCAGATCAATGATTGAATCCCATGAAGTTGCATACTTCATTTTCTCATATGGGGGATCAGCTAGAATCAAATCAACGGAATTGCTTGGAAGCTTTTTGAGGACTTCCAAGCAATCTCCATGAAACAGGTGAATACCTTTTTCAATCTGCATCTAATTCATCATCCTCTTCCAATGCAATGAGATCATCCTCATCGGGAGAAGAACCATATGCCCAATGGATTTTGATGCGCTTCTCAAGTTCTGGAAGTAATTTGCTTTCCCATAGATCAATGTTCTTGGAGAATGATTTATAGTAACCAAGCTTATTTCCTTCCCAATCGGTATAGGATGAGCCAGAATTACTAACAACTCCCATACCCTTCATGATTTCCAGAA